TTACATTGTTGCCGTTAGTGTTTAAAGTTTGTGCTAGAGTATATGGAGCCGTTACGTTGTTGTAGTTAGTGGTGATCACCCAAGACGCGCCTGTGTACACATACATAGCGTTTTCTGTGCTATTAAAATACAAAGCACCCGTCAACAGTGAACCACCGTCATTATCCAGAGAAGGCGCTGATACCTTAGCACCTAAATAACGGTCGTCAAAGCTATCGTAAGCAGCTTCCGCAGCAGCCACAGACGCATCTAAGGTAGCTTTAGAAACATTAACGGTAGAGGTTAATAAGTTTACTGCGGAGGTAAGCGCAGCTACTTCAGTTTCAACTGTCATAATTAAATCCTTTACGCAAATGCGTGTTGTGAGATGTAGCGTGTTTGAGAATCAGTAAAGGCTGTAGCCATCTGTAAGAATACTATTTGATAACCTACAGCAGCATCTGCGGCTTGTTGAATGCTTGTCATATTAGCAGCAGCTAAACTTACGCTTCCCATGTCAGAAGCTACTTCACTGATGTTAAGAACATTGGCCGCCACAACTGGAACACTAGCAGAAAGACCAGCCACTGTTGAGATGTCTCCAGCAGTAATGTTAGCTACTGTAATTACTTCTGAAGATAGATTAGACACTGTTGTGACATCTGCTTGCAAATTAGCAACTGTCTCTACTTTACTTTTGTATGTAGGTTCAGCAACAATTTCTATCTTATCGTCAATAGCAGCTACTAATGCTATTTCAGAGTTTATGGAAGATACTGTAGTTACTTCTGGAGCAATGCCAGCAACTGTTTCTACTTTATCTTTATAAATAGGTTCAGCAACAGTCTGAATGTTTTGTTTATATGTAGTATCAGCAACTACAGACACATCGCTACTAATACCAGCTACTGTAGTTACAGCGCCGTCAAGAGCAGCTACAGACGCTACAGCGCCAGCAGTGATGTTAGCCACTGTAGTCACGTCAGAAGCAATGTTGGCTACGGCATCAACAGAGCCTATGTTAGCAGCAACAGTGCCAATGTCAGCAGCGTCTGCAATAACTGTGTCAATCTTAGCCTCCATCCCAGAGACGTTGACAACTTCAGAAGTTATGTCAGCAACCGCAGAAACATCAGAAGCAATAGCAGCCACAGCGCCAATGTCTACGGCATCAGCAGCAACAGCGTTAATGTTAGAAAGGTTAGAAGCAACAGTGGTTACGTTGGTAATAGCGTTGCTCACAGAAGCTACACTTGCAGCGTTGGTGGCAACTGTGTTGATGTTAGTAGTATTGTCTGCAACAGTTGTTACTTTGACTACGTTAGCTGCAACAGTGTTGACTTTAGAAATATTAGTAGCAACAGTGTTGACGTTAGCAATGTCGTTATAGACACCTGTCAGTTCTGTAGCTTTGGCAGCCACTGTCTGCACAGCAACACTATTGGCTGTGGCAGCAGAGACGGCAGCGGCAGATGCTGAAGCAGCAGCAGAGATTGCTGAACTAGCTGCGGCATTTGCGGAATTAGTAGCTTGGTTAGCTTGGGTTGTAGCAGTTGTTGCTTGAGATGATGCAGTAGCAGCGGACGTGCTTGCATTTGTTGCAGAACCGCTGGCATTAGTGGCACTGGTAGCGGCAGCAGACGCGCTTGCGGCAGCTTCACTAGCTTTTGTGGTAGCAATGCCTGCCTGTTCAGTACCAGCGGAAATAGTTGCATCGTCTGTTGAAAGTGCTGCGCCACCCGTTCCTCTGAAAATAGCCATAAAAAGCCCTACAAATTAGTATAAGAAAGAAAGGATAAAGAAAGGGGACTCCGAAGAATCCCCGTTCAGTTGTATTAGCCGCGAACAGCTAGTACGATGCCTGCTTCTGGACGCAGTACCTGAGTACCGTACAGAGTGTCAGCAGTGTAAAGAGTGCCTAAGAACTCTTGCTTGTATTGAGTTTGTGAACGAACGCCTTGCTGTTCAGCCAGAACCATAGCGTCTTTGTGCAACAACAGAGAAGCACGAACGCCTGTTTCAGTTGTTGGGCAGTTGCTAGAAACATATACGTTTACACCGTACAGGTTACCAATCTGACCGTTCTTAACACCCTTGCCGTCTACGAAGTCAGAAGACATGTAGCGGTCAATGCCCATGATAGCGTTACGCAGAGCAGGTGGAACAACATAGCTACGACCGTCCATTGGTACGTCTTCGTCATCAAGCTTCTGAATCAGGTTACGGAAAGCAGCGTCAGTGAAAGCGCCTACGTCAGCAGTGCCATCAATGTCGTATGCTTCCAGAGCTGAACCAGCACCAATCTGGAAAGAAGCGCTGTGCGCCCAAGAAGAACCGTTACCGTTACCCAGAGACTTGCCCAGAGCAAACAGGTCATCGTCAACTTGCTTGGCCAAACCGTAGCCAGCGTCACCAGTGTAGAACTGACGCAGTGAAGCGAGAGCCTGTACGTTGGTGATGTCTTCGATCAAACGTGAGAACTCGAAGTGCTTGTTGATGCTGATCAGTACTTCTGATTCAACATTGTTCTGGATAGTAACAGCGGTGTTAGCTAGTTTAGCGTTAGCAGTACCACGGACAGGCTTAGGAACGTGAATGGTATCGCCTTTCTTGCCTGACATGCTCATCTTCTTAACAAGGTTCGCAAGAATCAAGTTAGTCTGATAAGCTGCTACAACCTCGTCACTCCAGATTTGTGGAATGAAAGTTGCTGCGCTAGTGTTGTCTACTGCACCGCCCATAGCGGGATATACTGAAGTTGCCATAATATAAAGTCCTTAAAGATTTAGTGTCGGACTCTCCCTTCTGAATAGGCTTTGATGATTTCATCAGATAAAGCCAAGTATCGTTCTGGATCGTCCCTCATTAGTTTAATAATGTCGGCGCGTCTATAAACTTTCTTCCCTTGCGTCTCTCCACTGCCTTGAGCTGTGCCTGTTGATGCAGTTTTGATAGCAGCTTTACGACCTGCCATTTCAGACGCTACAGTTTGATTAACCGCTTGTTGACGTTCTTTCCACGTTGTGAAGAGTTCATCTGCTGCGTCATAATCGTACTGCTTGTCTGCCTGAGCAAAGAGCTGTTTTCTAATCTTAGAACCTTGAATCCAGTCAACAAACTTCTGGTCTTGTAGCACATTCTGCATGTCAGGATGACGCTGCTGTAGTTGTGAAAGTGCTGTAGACTTTTTGTATTGCTGTGTTACTGCTTCGGCTTCCCTAATCTTAGGGTGATTATCAATAGCTCTCCTGACGGCCTTGTCAGGGTCTGAGAAGAAGTCTATTTCTTCGTCAGGTTCTGGTGCTTTTTGGTTGTCGAGTTGTGTCTTTATATATTGATCGACTACGCCGCGTAACTCACCTACCTCGGAACTCTGCCGCCCTAGGAGCTTCTCAGCTTCTTGGTGCATCCGTACAATCTCTGCAGTGCTCTTCCCTTTGTACTTCTCTGGTATGTCTTCTTCAGGAGGTTGCTGATATTCAGGCTCCTGTTGAGCGGTGTTTACTTCGTCTTCGTCTTCTGGACGCTCGTCTATGAGTGTTGCCATTATTAAACTCCGTGATCTAAGTCATTGTGGAGGTTTATATTATGAAAGGGTTCTTACGAGTTAGCCTTTCTCTCTTGTAATATCTTCTGCTGACGGTTCTTCGCCCACTTCTCGGTTGCACCTAAAAAATCACCGCTAATGGGGTCTAAAGCAGAACGTACAGGAGATATAATCTTCTCAGCCATCTTGTTACAATCTAAGCAAGGTGTGTGTGTTACTCCAGATTTGACAAGTCTTTCATTGACATGTCCATCTTCACATTTAAAATCAAAAAGCAGAGCCATTACGCTTCTACTTCTTCTGGTTCCTCGTTAGCTTGCTCTTCGGCTGCTTTGATTTGAGCTTCTAAGTTGAGGATGTTTGCAATGACTGCCAGTTGCCCTTTACGGAAGTACAGGTCATTACCATCTTTACACGCTTCAACTGAGTTGATAACAGTAGCGTTCTGCATCAGGTCTTGCTGTAGTTGTTTCCAGCCAGCATCCATAAACATAGTGCGGTAGTTATCGTAATACTGCTCAAGTTCTTTATCAATCATACTGTTTCTCCATTTAGGACAGTGCTTATAAGTTATTGTTATATACTACAGCTCTATTATAACACAAAATGCTATAAAAGTCAAGTAATATTTTTATTATTTACCACTTCTCCTTATCTGCCCAGTAAGCTGCTGACATCTTGCCTTTAGCAATGTTAGAGCCGTGACGAGCTTTGAAACTAGCGCGTTTCTTCTTCATTGCTTCGCTTTCGCCTGCCTTGGGCTTGCCTGCTGTACTAGCGCCTTGCTCACCAAACCTGATTGTCTTAACTTGGTCGCCTACCTTGGCTACAACAACGTGGCTTTTCTTTGGGTGGCTAGGTGTACGCTTAGGTTTGTTATAACCGCTTACGCCTGCTCTAGCTAACCGTGGGTCTTTCTTGTCTGTTGGCATATCTATCTCTCTATAAGGTGCTTAAACAGCTACACTAAGCGGCAAAACACCACCTAGAGTAACCAAAACAGTATCTTATGCTAGTCTTGCTTGGCCTTTGGTTTCTTAACAACAACCTCTTGTTTTTCCTTGGCCTCCAGTGCAGCTAATCGCTTTAACACCTCCTCAAAGCTGGCATTAACCTGCACTACAACGTCTTGTAACTCTCTGCGTGTAATCATTGTGGCATTAGTCCTTGTGGTTGTGGCGCTGCAGGGGCTTTAGCACCCTCTTTGACAGCAATCTCACGCTCTTTAAGCAGCTGCTCAGACACTTTCAGACGGCGTTCGAACTCTTTGTCGTCCTGTGTACCCGCTTGCAGGTTAGTAGTGACTGCTTTCATGCGCTGAATCTCTAGTTCCTGTGGAATTGCCTGAGCTTCCATAGTAATCTTCTGCGCTCTAGCTTGAGATTCTGTAGCTTGACCGTTAAGTGCAGCAGTTTGTGACGCTTGGAAGGCCAACTGAGCCTGTTGTGCTGCCTGCTGTGCCTGCTGTGCTTCTGGATTAGGCTCGTTAGCCTGCTTCAGAGACGCAATAAGCTCTTCACGGTTAGAAAGATTCATGTTATCAATGATAGATTGAATCAATTGTGGGTACATAGGGGTGTCTGGAGACATTGTTTGCAACAACTGCACCAACTGAGTTACTTCGTATTCACGAGCAATGATGCCTAGCGAGCTACTAACTTCAAACTTGTAGTCTGCAACAGGATACATCTCAGGTTGGAACTGCATATAACGATAGGCAGCCTTAGACACCAGAGGAATGATGAAAGATTCTTGGAAATTGATCAATGTACGCTTGTGACGCTTGATGATAGCGCCTAAGCTCATAGAAACACCCGCTGCCGTGGCTTCTCCGTTAATAGACCCTGAGATACCAGCACTGTCTATAGCGCCTGTAGCGGTCTGTACCATGCGTTGTAGGGCATCTGCTTGTGCAAAGGTAATTTGATTAACATTACCAAAGTTAAAGGGCTGCAACACTTCTGCTGGATTGCCATTTGTCAAGATAATTTTTCCTGGCCTAATCTCTGGTTTGGAGCCTCTAGGCATACGAGAAGCGTCCATAGCAATCATTGGGTGGATAGTGAGTGCTAGAGCGTCGATACGAGCGCGTAGTTCAGCGTCTAACGCCTTTTGAGAGTTATACCCTTTCTCACATACACCACGACCCCAGAAGCGGCTAGGAACAATATCCCAAGGGAATGCAATGACTGGACGATCCTGCATCATGTACGGATTCTTTTCTGCTTTAAGAAGAATACCGTCGTTGCCAATGACAACAATAGCTTCTACATAGTAGCTGTCGTCTTCTTCATCATCTACTTCTAAGTCTTCCTCTTCTGCGTCTTCGTCCGTCATAGCTTCTGTGAGCAAGTGACGAGGAACCAATCCATAATATTTGGTTAATCTTATCTTGTCTTCGTCATAGCGTGACAGGTCTTGATCTGGTTCGATGTCGGTGTCGGAAGAGGCTTCACCAATCTCTACATCACGATAGACACCTTGTTCCTGTAGCTGCTCTACAATGTGTTTAGACACAAAGCGGTCAACAGCACAGCCCATAGCGTCTTCAACAGAAGTTGCCATTGGATCAATCAAGAAGTTCTGTGGCATAACAGGCTCTATCTTAACCACTGTACGGTCTTTGATAGTAACACCAACAGCTTGTAGCTGACCGTCCATGATAGGCTGTGTTGCTGGAGCCATCTCTTTTTCTTCAGCCAGTACAATCTCTGCAATGCCTGTACCGAACACAGCAGCGTTGATTAAACACTCTGCTACACTCTTTCTAACCTTGTTTCGTTTAAAGTCATCTGTCAAGTGACGACGAAGCATAACAATGTCTTGTGGGTCTTGGTCGTGCAGATCATCTTTAATATCAAACCACTTACCACGGCCAAAGGTAGCTTCTTCCAGCTCTGCTACAGACGACTCAACAGCCTGTTGCAGCGCAGGGCTTACAATGCGGGAACGCTCAGACTCTCGTGTCTTGTCTTCGTGGCTCCACTGTCCACGCCACAGGCGGTAATACTCGTCAAAGCGCTGTGAATAGTTTGCTTCGTAGTAGTCGCGCCACGACTGGCACTTCTCACCAACCCAGCCTTCTAGTGTTTCGCTGATGTAAAAATCATCTTTATCAAAAGACATATTAGTATCCTGAGTATGAGTCTAAATATTCATGTTCATCTTCTTCAAAATCAATTGCGTAGGCTACCTTAGCTAACTGGTCTATGTAGGCTAAGGAGTCTATCAAGTCATCGTGAACAAGTGCGTTTGGGAACTGAAACAACTCGTCTAAGAACTGACTGTTCCATGTCCCCGTGTTTAATGTGATTGTACCGTGTTCAAAGCGCCCTTGCAGCGCCCATACAATCCTATCTATCTTTCTTTTATTGCCGTGTGTTAACTCTTCAATGCGGAAGAAGCGTTGGTTCTTTTTCATTATGTCATTTAAGTAGGGATAGACAGCGTTCTTCAAGGCTCCCTTTTCGATTCCGACAGCAACTGGTTGATAGTCTCTAACTGCTTCAAAGATTTTTCGTGCTGTCTCTTCAACACCCCAGCGTCCGTGAATGATGTTAGCAACCCACCAGCCCTCTTCGCTTGCCTTAACCACCGCAATTGACGTTTGGTCAAGTCGCTTGGTTTTAGTAGTAGTTTTTTGGACATCTGCAAATCCTGCCAAATCCACAGCAATATAAAACTGACCATTCTCAGGTTCTTCTTCGCTGAATTTAATATGTTCTTCTTTAAATAACTCTCCACCAGCAGCTTCAAAGGAAGCCATAAACTCTTGTCTAAACGAGAAGGCAGACATAGACTTCTTAGCTGCTTCAATCTCTTTAGGGTCTAGTAGTGGGTTGTCGTAGCTTGTAAAGTGCCAACCTTTAAATGTTTCATCGTCTGCTATACAAGCATATTGATAAAGATCATAGAAGTGATTACGACCCATTGGCGTACCAATGAAGAGTGCATTACCCTTCTGATCCGCAAGAGCAGGTCTAAGGATTTGCTCCCACACCTCTGGCTTCATATCAGCGTATTCGTCCATAACCAAGAACTTCAAGCTAACACCACGCATAGTCTCTGGTCTGTCAGCACCCTTCAGGGCTATGGTAGCGCCATTGACTAGCTTAATCTGTAGGTTGTTGACGTGGCTGCTGGCTATAACGGGGTGTCCAAGCTCTAGCAGCGTCTGCCACATAATGTCTCTAGCCTGACCCTGTGTAGGGGCAACGTAGAACACATGGCCGCGTTTAACCTGTAAGGCATTGATGATTAGTAGCCAAGCAGCTAACCTAGACTTCCCTGTCCTGCGTCCTGCCGCTATTACTTTAAACCGTGTGGGGTCGTTGAAGACCTCTTGTTGCCACGGAAGTAGAGCTACCGCTAATTCAGTCAAACTAATAAACCCACACTACAGGAGCTTCATTATCGTCAAGGTCGCGGATGTCAACATGGATGAAATTACTAGCAACTCCAATGCCATTAAAACCAAGCGCGATGGCATGTTTAACAATTGTATATCTTTGATTTCCACCACTGACTTTAATGTCAGCTGCAATGCCTTGAGCATGTGTTCCTGCTTTCTCCTTTTTAGCTTCTATGGGGTGTGTTGGGCTTCTATAGCCGCTGGTGATGATGAAGGGGAAACCACAAGCTGCTCTTAACAAGTCAAGCTTTTTAATGAGTTCGTCTTTGATCTCATTCTCGCCTGTGTACTGACAAGCAAACTCGCCTCTTGAGAAGTATTTAGATTCATGGGACATCTTGATAATCAACCTCTTCTGCTTCTTCGCTGCCAGAGATAATTGTAGTCTCTCCACCAACACCAGTTATTGATATGTTTATAGCGCTTCTGCTACCACCTGCTTTATCCTTCTCAAAATAACTAACAGGTAATAACCTATCCATACAGAGCTTCCAAGCCGCTGCTTGGTTCTTGTGGTCATCATCTAACGCTGCATTGAGAATGCTGTCTAACACCTTCCTACTCTTTGGCGATGCAAGCATTCTTGCTTTGTAGTCTTCGATGACAGCAGCATCCCCTTTAGGTCTGCCTCGTGCTACTCTGCTGCCCTTGGTTTTATTATTAACCAAAGCCTTACTGGGTCTTCCTACCTTTTTAGACATAGATTGCCTCTATAGAGTCTATGTAGTCTTAAACGCTCTTTAGTGCTTAGAGCGCTACAGTGCTTAGAGCGCCTTAACTCGCTATAGCGACATTAGAAGTAATATTTAAAGATATTTATTATATGTTTTTAATTTATATCTAAGAGGTGCTATAGGGAGTTAAAGAGCTATTAAAGAGTGCTTTTAACTATATAGTCTATTATAGCATATTTTTAGTCAAAAGTCAAGAACTATTTTCATTATTAACTAAATAACTTTAGAAGCTTGGTTAACCCTTGGTTAGTCCCGTTAGAGAGCTGTCCTTTCTCCAGCGGATTTCAGCAGTCACAGAGTCTCCGCAGTCGCTTTTGTTTCTCCTTAGATTTCAATAGCTTATATAGACTATGTGCTGTATTGACTGGTTAGTTAACAGAGGTCTATTTTGACTCTTTTTTGTATCTGATGGGGTACAGTAACAATTCCACAGACTCCAGCCCCTCCCCCGTCCCCGCTAGCACACCCACCTCAGCCTGCTGAGTCCTGCAGAGTTATCCACAGGTTATACATGCCTGGTCGCAGAGTTATCCACAGTTTCTCCACAGGTTATCCACAGGCTGTGTAGTCTGGGGCGTGTGTCTATGGTGGTACTCTACAGCCACTGTCTAGACTTATTCATACGCCACAGTCCCTATGCGGACCGAGGCTATATAACTTACATGGATGGTTTAGCATTTCATTATAGCTAAATAGTATTTGACTGGGTAAATCGGTAGAGACTAAGATAGGCGCACTAAACAAACAAACAAATAGAGGTGATATTATGACTACAATAAAAACCAAATACGGCTACAGCGTTGACTGCTACGGCGACTGCAACGAATACGCTACACTATTTATGTGCTTTGATGATGAATGCTTTGACGGTCACACCGAGAGCACCTTTAAGAATTGGCGCAGTGCGGTGCTTGAATTATCAGAGTATGCTCACCGCAATGGCACTGAACTGGTACAGCTTGAGTCAGATGAATAGTATTGTTTTAACAGGTGGCATTGGCTACAGTGTCACCGATTAAACCAATACAACAAACAAATAGAGGTGACACTATGCAAGACTTACTACCTGAGCCA